CTCAGTCGTAGCGGTGGAGGTGGGGCAGTGAGAGCGGTGCAGAGCTGGCGGGTTCCCGCACTCATTACACGTAGCGGTGGGGGTGGCGGCCAGAAGTCGCCTTGCCGTGTTGCGCAGGCCAGCAAGTTGCTCTGACGCGGCGTACTCTGTTGTCGATACCTCGGAAACGAACTGTATGAATTCGCGCTGTGTCATCAGTTCAGCCATTGTCACTCTCTCCTGTTCCCCCGCAGTCGGGGCATGGCGTAGGCTCACCATCGAAGTCGCTATCGGGCACGTACTTCTTCCCGCCACATGTCTTGCACCCCTCAGTCGTAGCGGTGGGGGTGGGGCTTGTGGTAAGCAATACCAGATACCTAGCCTCCAACCATTCCGTATAATCATCGGTTTTCCAATTGGGTTTATGCCCAATGTCCTCTTCGCACTGGCGCAGAAATTTATCTCTATATGGTTCAGCCATTGCCATCCTCTCCCGTCTTGGGTGTGAAGTTATCAGTTGGCGGCTCACGTTTCATGCGAGTACACTGGCGGCAACTCCCACACAACAGGTGTGGCCCACCGAGTTCTGACCATCCACACCCCTCACACCCCTCAGTCGTAGCGGTGGGGGTGGCGGGAGAGAGCGGTACGAGAATCCCGTAGGTGATTGTCCCGTTGACTCCCGGCTTTGACGGGTGGGGGTCATGCACAGGCTCCCCGCACTTCCCAACAACACAGTGGTTGTGCCCGTGTGGGCCATCGTCTCCATGAATGACATGGTAGCCACGGAGTGGGAACTGGATTTCTGGGTTCTGCACAAAAGACATGTAGTAGTACCCGTATGGCTTAAGGGTCGCATTGGTTTCATCTACCCAATCATCATCACTGATTACATCGGGCATCTCCTCAACGGGCACCTCCAGCAAAGAGGCGATACACGCCTGGAGGCAATTCCCGTCAACCTTCCCGAGCTTCGTCTGCATTACTGGTCTCATGTGTCACTCTCTCCTGTTGGGGTGGCCGCCCCAGACACCCACACAGAGTTTCCTCTGTGCCCGTTCACATACCGCGCCCAGGATGAGTCGCGGAGGGTGCCTGAGACGGCGTTAAATATCATCCTCCCAGCCAGGCTCTGTTTCCCCGTACTTGGGGCTCGCGAATCTGGCGAATGACGACTGCCATTCCAGCGGCACAAACCCTATCGGCCCGTTGCGCTGCTTCGAAACAATTAATTCCCCTTTTCCCTTCAGCGACTCGTCTTCGCGGAAATAATATTCACCGCGGTACACGAATATCACCACATCGGCGTCCTGCTCAATGGCCCCGCTGTCACGCAGATCCGACAACTGCGGCCGCTTGTCTCCACCCCTCTGCTCAACCGCGCGCGACAACTGACTGAGTAATATCACAGGGATATCAAATTCCTTGGCAATCATTTTCATGCCCTTGCTGATGGCGCTCGTTTTCTCATTACCAGGCTTGCCCGGGCCGTCCATGAACTGCAGGTAATCGACAATCAGCAGCTTTATTCCCTCGGTGCGCATTAATTTGCTGCGGACTTGGGCGACCGTGAGGCTCGGAGTGTCGTCTATGCGCAGTGTCGCGCTTTCCATTGGCCCCGCGGCGATGGTCAGCTTGGGAAATTCTCTCTGTGGAAGCGTGCCGGCGCGTAGCTGCGACATCTCAACTCCGGCCTCCATGCACATCAGGCGTTCCATGAGCTGTGCTGTAGAGGTCTCAATGCTGCAAAAAAGCACGGAAGAATCTTTTGTAGCGGCTCCCAGCCCCACAGACAGGGCAAAGGAGGTCTTGCCCATTGAGGGCCGTCCTGCGAGGATTATGAGGTCAGAATTCATAAACCCTCCGATACGCGCGTCCAGACCAGCGAACCCTGTTTTAATTCCCTGAATGGAGCCTTCAGAATATCCCTTAACCCTCTCGAAGAACTCAGGGATGAGCTCCTTGACCAGCCGCGGTCGGTGATCGACATCCAGCGACACGACATTGGTGAATACGTCGTCCTGAGCGTCGGCCTCGAGGGTTTTTGTAGGAATCTCCATGTCGTAGGCCCGCTCGGCCATTTTATTGCCAACTGCTATCATTCGGCGCCGTGAAGAATATTGCTTGAGAATCTTGACCCATGGCAGCAGGTTGGGAGAAGAGGCCATATTCATCAATTCTGACAGATACGGGGTGCCACCACAGGTGTCGGCCAGACCGGATGCAAGCAGTGAGTCGTGGACAGTCTCAAGGTCGGGCTCATGGCCAGAATCCCACACCGAGGCCGTTGCTGACCAGATGCTTCGGTGGGCTGAGAGGTAGAAATCGCTCTCGTCCAGGCCCGCGTTGATAGCGTTGGCCACCGTTTTGCGGCCAGAAATGAGGCAGGAGCCCAGAACGGAGCGCTCGGTGTCAGGGGAGGATGGGGGGATGCGGTCGGTCATGGTTTTTCCAACTTCTCCGGCCCGGGTAGTGGGTTGGGTGCGTAGGAACTCGCCGCCTGTTGCTGTTCCCGCGGAAGCCAGACCTGATTATTTTTCATCGACAGGACATTGATGTAGGTTTTCGTCCAGTCAAGGGTAAGGGTCTGTGAGGACTTCCTCTTCTTCCAGCCAGCCTCCGTGCCCCAGTATTCAGTTGCCGCCTTTTCCATCGACAGGAGAATGTCGAGGCCCGGGTGAAATTTTCTGCGCTCTGCCATCCACACATCATTTGAGCGCAACATCGCGTACGCCGTATCGTGATTTACCTTGTAGGCAAGAAACGATCTTTTCCATAAAGGCTTTTCCTTCTTTACAGAAGCAGATACAGATACAGAAGCAGATACAGAGGAAGTAGCTACCGTAGCCCCTTTGGTAGCACCTACCGTAGTCTTTCCTGTAAGTTGTTCAATGACTTGCGAGAGTTCTTCTGTGAGAGAAAACCACTCTCGCTCTATGTTTGCCACGGCAAATCTTTCGTGGAGTTCTTTCTCTACAGACATCGGGGCCTTGTATGATCCGTAGAGAATAATGGCCGGATTTGCAACCCTTAGGTCGTTTACTCGACTCCACGGATTGAGCGAATACCCTATTTTAACGCGGTCTCCGGTGCCGGCAAAATACACATATCCATCCTTTGTCCTTCGCGTATCCACCGTTTCTCCGCGCATCTCACGGTATTTCTTGTAGTTAAGAACCGTCCACCCCCCAACCACTCTCTCTATCCTGCGCCCCTCGTTGTCGGGCGTGCGAGAGTCTGGATCTGGGGACTCAAGGCAGCTTATCGCGGCGTCGAACTCCTGCTCTGGCACGTTTGCCGCCCTCAGCATTCCGCTTCTGGATGTGGCGACAAACCCGTGCTGATCTGCTTTCGCGAGAAAGGCCACCCAGACCACCCTGGTTGCAAGAGACTCGGCCCAGATGCTGCTATCGAGGATGTTTGTGTCGAGCTTTGTGAAAGGCATTAATTTCCCAAAGTAGAGCCCGCCCCGTGTGCAAAATGGCCGGACAAGCACAGAATGCACACAGGCGAGGGGTTGATTCCCACGGGTAGCTGGTCACGTAGTAGTATCGAAGGCTTGTCCGACCATACCCTCAACTTACGACAAGGGGATTCGGAAGTCAACCTATTTCTGCCCTGTATTTCTCAGGGAGACTCTTTGTGGCCTCTATCCGAGCCTTCTTCATGACGTATTCCAAGTCGGCAAGTTCGCCGTGGGTGAACTTCAGCTCCTGACCATTGTGCTTGATGAGAATCCACACCGGATACCCAGACCCCCAAACGTCTACATCGAAGTTTCCGACTTTCATCCCTCCTCCTTCCACCCAAAAACGTCCTTGATAATTGACACAAGCAACCGTTCTGCACCATCATAGTTTGGCTCGGGTGGCAGCGCGGACCGCACATGTGCTTCCTTTGCCAGTCGGAACAGATCCTCGGCTTCTTTCTGCACTCGCTCGAGCGACCACTCACCCTTTTTGATGGCCTTGAGCTCTACGTTGTCCTCTCTGAACACGTGTAGTTGCCCCTCTTTCAGGTACTCAATGCCCATTCTGAGCAGCCGAATGAGGTGGGCGGCGTTCTTTGTGTCGTAGCCGAACCGGTCAACCAGGGCCTTGCGCTTCTGTCCCATGTAGCCTTGGTATGCGCCGTGTGTCATGCGGTGAAGCTGGCTGTGGGCATATCCTACGAAGCTGTGGTACGCCTTGAGCGACATGAACATCTCGCGGTTGTCGATGAGCAACTGGCCGTGCGGGGAGATGTGGATGTAGTCCTTGCGCTGTAACCACAGCAACCCCATGACGTTGGGGTTCTGCTTCAGGAGGAGGTGCACGAACTTCCGGAGTTCATAGATAACCGAGTCCCAGACGCCGCGCTTGCACTCTCTCTGCTCGAACTTTTTGAGCCCCAGATAGCACTCAACTGGCCCGAGGGCGCAGCCCATCATGTCCCGGTCGTCGATTGAATCGGCCCCGACGATCTGGGTGCCGTGTGAAATAGAGCCCACGTACCCCAAGAGGATGGTGTTGGGTGGCACGATATGGGCAGTGTCTTCTGGGGACATCCCAACAACCTTGATAGTCATTCCTCCTCCTTGTGATAAGCCGCGAGCATCTTCCCGCGGTACGGGTACAGTGGACAGTATTTATCCGTACAATCTCTCGGGTGGGCCTCCCCAAATCCGCAACAGGCAGTGCATTGCAGCTTAATGGCCTTCGCCCGCCCGTAGTTCTCGACATCAATCGTGCCGCCGTCCTTGGTCCTGATCCTGTGCACTTTCTTGCTGGATACGCTCATACGGCAACCCCGTTTCGCTGCAGAACATGCGAATCAGGATAACCAAAGAGAGGAGTGCGACAGCTATTGAGGCTACGAAGAAGGGGTCTTTGCTTGTATACCTCTCCACTACTGGCGCTCCTTTCCTCGAGTGTCTTGAGCAATTTCTTGTTGTACAGCACGCGCATGAGCACATTTCCGGCCTTCACGACCACCAGGATGACGGGCATATTGCGCAGGGCATGGACACGGCAGACTGCCTCGGCGAGGTCATAATGGCCAAAAACAGTTGTGTTCTCGTAGTGGTGACTGTCGGCGGTTACGCGGTGGATACACTTTGTCCACTCGCCGGCAACCTCGTATTTGACACCGGGGAAGCTCTCTCGGCGCCGCTCATTTTGGATGTAGACGAAGCAAATTACGGGGGAGTGTGATGGTTGGGGGGTTTTCATGCTATGCTCCCCCTTCCCAAAATGGGCAACGCTTGAACCCCATGAACTTCCACCCGTCTACATCAAATGACCCGGCATTACTGGCGGTGCACACGGTGCGGTCATCACTGCTCTTGGCCCGCTTGCACCGCTCTTTGGTCACAGGGCACACCTTGGCTATGGGGCGACGGTAGGTGTAGGAGGACTCGGCGTTGCAGCCAATGCGCTCCGCATTGCGCCAAGCCTTCTGCGAAGGGGAATAGAACTCGGTGCAATCAGTGATAGTCTCACCCTCCGGCACCAGCTCATACCCCTCGCCCGGGTCCACGATGGGCTTGATTTTGGAGGGGAAGGGGCAACGCTCGAATTTGCTCGTCCTTGAAAAGTAGAACTCAAACGTGGCGGAAACCCCACACGAACACGGCTCACGAATCTCTGTGGTGTTGACCCGCCCGCACTCTCTCTTCTCAATCGGACAAAAATGCTTGCTCATCAGTAGCTCCTCCGTCCCTTGATAATTGGGTATCTGACATCCGGGTCCCACATCCCCCGCGGCACCGGATTCACAGCCGGGGCCTTTCCGGTATTGTACCTGTGCTCGGGCCCAGTGGTTCTCCTGTGGACGGGCATCTCCCAAGGAAAGCGATCGTACCACTCATCCCATTTGTCTACGGTAGCATCATTTCTGGCCCGGGAGGCGCGTATGGTGGCCGAGGTCATTTGGCCCGCTCCTTGAGCATGGCGTCAGCCCACTCGTATGCGCCGCGTGCTATCCCTGAATGGATGTCGCCCGTCTCCTCATGCAGCCTTGCAAGTGATTGCGCTCCGTGCTTACTTCCGCAAGCCACGAGTTGCCCCACCAGTGCCTGCCCCGCGAAATGATCACGCAGCGACATGCCCTTGTCGCCTTCGACGTATTGCCCTACCACATTGCCCTGTTCGTACATGTCGTGCATTTCGCGCATTATCGGGAACGCCGGTCCTCCTGTTTTGTCAGTCATTTCTTCATTGCCTCCTCCAGTTCCTTGGTGAGCCTGTACCCGCGCGCGGCATATATGGCCTCGTAGCTATCATTCTCAGTCCCGCTCACGCTCATAATTCTCTCGAACGCCTTGCGCCTGGTGCATATCTTGAGGTCGCAGATCTCTACGCAACCGGACGGCTCGAGTGTGGAATGGTGCCAGCATAGGAAATTACGGCAGGTTGTCATTTGTCGTCCTGTTCCCTTTCTGTCTTTTCTAGG